GCTCTTAAACAAAGAGAAGAAGATCTTAGAGATATAAGAGCATTAAGAGATTTAGTTAGAGGTCATTACGGATTGCCTGAAAATCCTAGAGGTATGACAGCATCCACTATTAGATTAGCAAAAATATGGAATGCTATGTCTATGCTTACTGGATTTTTAGCAGCATCAGTAGATGTAGGAAGACTAGGAACATATTTTAAAATGAGAGAAACATTTGGTGGAACATTTGCTTCTTTATTTAAAGATTTAGGTAATTTAAAAAAAGGAATTAAATTATCCAATAAACAAATGATGACTTTTGGTGAAGGATGGGATTTGTTTAATGGATCTAGAATGAGAATGTTTACAGAAATGGGTGATACAAGTTTAGGATTAAGCAAATTTCAATCATGGGCAGATAAAGCTCAAACAGGATATTTTCAATTTATCAATGGAATGGCTTCCTGGAATGCAGCAGTTAAAAGTATAGCATCTATGATGTGGAATACAGAAGTTATTAATGTTTTATTGAAATGGGATAAAACTGATG